GCGCCAACCGTGATCGCTGCCATGTAGTCTCGATCGCGGAAGAAACAGAACACGATCGCGAGCACGGCGAAGTGCATGTAATAGAGTGAGGCGGTGTAGCCGACCGGGTTGAGGACCGCCATCACGGTCAGGTAGCCCATCGCGTACCAGAACCAGCGGCCGGGTCGGATGACGAAGAACAGACCGGCAGCGACGACTGCCGCCCATGCCCAGCGCGGGACCTCGGCGCCGTCAGGCAGCGCCGGGAAGGGATCGAGCGGTTGGAGTGTAATCGGACTGACCTGTGTGCCACCTGCGATAATAGGCACCGCCAGTCCGCTTACCGTAGTTGCGGTTACAACACCCCCACTACTTATCGAAATCGTGCCTTTAGTCACGCCGTTAACTGCAAAGACCAATGCAAAAGTAGAGGTGGGATTGATTCCCACATGCGTTTCCAAAGCCCCTGCAAAATTAGCACCGATTGTGCAATCTTTGGCCGAAGCGTGTATAAGTAAGACTTCGCTAGCGGTAGGGGTAGTGGTGAAAAAGCTAGATACTGAGTAGGTATCCCCTCCACCCCCACCCCCAGGAACCCAAAGACTGTCTACGGCACTCCAAACCAACGCTTGGGAATCTGTAGGAGGAGTAGTCGTTGTGTCTACGTCGTTAAGGTCGTCAATACTTGCATCAAGGTTAAAAGACCTGTCAGCAGAAAGGTCGCCCCCTCCTGACAAACCAGTGCCAGCAGTAAGATTGATTGTCTTGTCTGCTTTAAGCAGTGTAGCGGCCAAGGCAGCAGCGGCTTCATCAGAAGCAGTAGCGGCATCCTCGATAGCCCCCTCAACACCCAGACCATTCTCGCGCAAGAAGCGGAGAAAGTAGGGAGAGATTTTACCATTCTCGTCTACAATCGGTATCTGGGCCTGAAGAGGTTGAATCGTCATTATTCTCTATCGCTTTCCATAGATATTGAGTCGATACGAGCCAGAGACCCGTAATCTACAAGTTTGAACAAACGTCCCGGAGCAGGGAAGCTGCCAAGGCTACGCCAATCAATCCGGGCATCATAGTCTGCATTATCTACTGACACTGTGCCTTGGTTGTCGTATGTATGTCCTTGATCGTCTGATGTATAGAGAGTGACATTAGTGAGAGAAGAATTTGTAGACTCTCCGATAGAACCTAGAAGCTCTACCGAATAGCATTTCTCTCTGTCGTAACCCCTCTTAGTCACCTGCCCTGTCAGGGTTCTTTCGAACTGTTCTTGGTCTTCCGCGCCTTCAACACTCAAAGGAGTATCGTCTACGTACTTAGTAGGGTCTAGGAAGTAAAGACTGCCGTTGCCGTCGTCCCCTACGATAACAGTCGAACCGTAGGTCTGCGCCCACCTCTCAGCCCCCGGCCAGTTGATACCATCAAAAGGTCGCCAGAGCCTGCTAGTCAGGGTACCCCAAGTATACCACTGTCCTGATTGCGTGTCGTAAACAAGAGTCTCTCTAGTACCAAGACGCAAGACATAAAAATCATGCCCATCCATAGTGTAGGTCCAAGCACGAACCTTAGGATCGTCTATACGTCCGGTGGCTACCACAGTGATATAGGAGTTAGAAAGTCTTACACCTTGTTGGTAGGTCATCAGAGTGGTGACGTAGGCATCACTGACGTAAACCTGTTCAGTGGGGAAATTAGCAACAGTCACGACATAGGAGTTAGACAGGAGCATATCGCCTGTTTCACCGCCTGTAACAGTAGTGACACTTGCCCCTGAGGCTTGAATGTCTGTAGTCGCAACCATTGCTTATTCCTTAAACAGTTCTATCGACAGAGAACGTAATGTTATTAACCTCGGTAGGAGTGTAAGCCACCGCAGTGTCAGGGCTTACTTCACTGACGTCCCAATAATATGTAAACGCCGTGGTGATGGGACGATCTGCCCCGCTGTCTGTTGCGGCGTTAGAGATGATAGCAGCTTGGACGTTGCCGTCACCGCCATCAATCTTCTTGACCCTAACAACAGGGAGTAGGGCTTTTACAGAGATAATATCAGGTGGCAAGTCGCTGACAGTGAACACGTTAGCAGCAGGCAAAGTGTCGTCTGCTGAAAGATACGTTGCATCATCAGGCGGGCTATCGTCCACAAGGTCATAACCGACTGAACCAGTAGAAGGTGTCCATGTCAAAGCAGAGTCGCCATCAGGCAATAGGTTATAGACATGTGCGGAGCCAATAAAGTCGTTGTTCTGTGACCCAAGAGTATCCCAGACAATGAAATCCTTGATGTAAATAGTCGGGCCAGTTACGACAAACTCATAGTTCTCAAAAGCCACACTACCGATATTAGGCGTGGCACCGTTTCTTGTATCTACCCCTGTGAGAGTAAGACCAGCCACTTCTACGCCGTTGACTCTAACTTCTGTGGCACCCACAGTATCATCAACAGTTACTTTCATTTCGACATGTTGCCATGCATCAGCCGTAATTACAGGAAGAGTAGACGTACCAATAAGTACAGAAGTATTTAGGTTACCATTCTGGGTAGAACCCACACCAATGCTTAAACGACCGTCTGACCTCACCATCAGCCACACGTGTCGGGCACCTGTAGTATCAATGAATACAAAAGGACGTACGCTGGCCCCATCGCTAACAGGTAGGCTATCAAGATAGAACCTAGCAGATACGCCTAAGGTTGTTTTAGTCGCTCCCGGTACTGAGAACCTCAAAGTGGCACCAGCATAAGGTGTAGTACTTTCGAAATCTGAAACCATTTTAAGAACGGTCTCGCCCGTGCCAGAAGGGTCGGGGTCAGCAATAAAATCAGTATAAGTCGTAGTAATATCGGCATAGAGGCCGTTTAGCACCAGAGCTTCAGCCGTGGCACCTGTGCCGTACATCTGAAAGTTGTCGGCCCAAAGAATACTCATATTAGTTTCTCCATTAAGGGTTTGAGAAGGCTTCGAACTGAATAGCTCTTCGTATTTTTTCTTCAATATCTGGTGTGCTGATTCGAGTCTGACCTCCGCCAATCTGGAACACCCCGCCGTCTTCGTCTACAACGATGAGACTGTCTTTTACCTGTACCGCAGTACCTTCCCACGAGCCTCTGTCAAACAGAAGACCCTGGAACTTCTGCATAGGAGCTGCCGGGTCACCAGAGGTGATCCAAGGTTCAGTAGTCTTTTCGCCAAGCAGCCAGAACATCTCGCCAAATACGATTACTTGGTGCAGCTTGTCCGGGCTTCGTTCAGCCGTGGCGTAATTCAGTGGGTCAATAACGACCTCTCCGGGTTCGATCCAGTAGAATCGTCCGTTGGTTCCGGCTACTTCGTCTTGGATAGGTACGACTAAGATATAAGAATTGATGTGGGCAATACTGATTGCGCCGTTGTCATCAGGGACATTCACCTGCCGCAACTGCTCGTCACCGCCACCTGTCAAGGTAGCAAACTCCCAAGCCAATCCTGCGCCAGTGGTAGTGACCGAGATGGCATTACCGGTTGCACCTACAAAGTTATAAGCAACGTACAAGTCGGCAGGACCTGTTGTAATAGCAGAAACTGTTGCATTCTCTGTGAGGCCCGTAGAATAGTCAGTACCTTCTACACCGCTTGCGTTGATTGCGTGGTAGAGAGCCAGAAAATCATCAGCATTAGCACCGATTGTTTTAACCAACCAAGGGTTGCCGACACTGCCGTCAGGAGTCCCTGTGTCTACAGAGCCAGTAGTAAATTGGTAGTAGGTCGTATCAATTTTTACGACGTCTCCGTTAGCAACAGCCGTGCTGACTTCGAGGTGTCCGAGGGCTGCACCATTCTCGGTGTAAACCCAGAGAACACCGCCTTCTGCGATAAAAAGATAGGCCGTTACTTCTGTACCAATAGGGGCAGTTGCCGCCATACTGATGCTGCCTGTGCCAGCACTACCGAGTTCTCCGAGAGAACGTGCGATACCTGTGTCTTTGTCTACCCGCCAGAGGAAAGTTCCGCTGACAACAAAGAGGTCGTTGTTGAAAACTCCTGGAGCAGAGAAGACTTTACGTATATGACCGTCACCGACTTCTTGCCATTTGTTAAGGGCAGGACGAGAGATGAAAGACATCTGACTATCGTTAAGAGAAGGGTTGCCCTCGACAAACCTGTTCTTCATCGCGATGTACGGGGACTTAGCCACCGTCCTGTCGTTCCCCTTAGGGAAAATGTTGATGTCTTTAAATGCCATTAGAGAGGCCATCCTTTTTCGAACATAGAGCCTGAGTCATACATGCTATACATGGACCCCCACTCGTCTCGGTCTCTAGCCATACGGCTTAGTCGTAGAAGAGCGAGGTCGCTGCGTACTGGCACATTCTGGTTGTACCGGGCCCGCAACTGGGTCTTGGAGCGCCGCATGACTTCGGCTGATTGATTGTCTAGCATCGTACCATAGGACGGGTTGATGCGTAGTGCCAACATTGTGATGAAGTAGTCGTCGAACTCTTCAGGGAAGGGGAACGTATCCAATTCCGCAAGAGGTGCATACTTCGCCCAATTGGCTGTGTCTTGTCTGTAAAACCATTCGCCCGTCTCGCCGTCAGTATTGAAGGTTACCGAAGTCGAACCCTCAATCGTACGACCGTTGCCATAGACTGTCAGAGCATTTGTGCCTAGGTTCGAAGCCGCGTCTGCAAGGGCAAAACGGGTACCATCGTTTGGTTCTGGGTGAAGGTACAAGTCAAGAGAGTTCTCAAGATTGAGGACTACTCGGACGTTCTTAGGCACAACCCAATCACCGTCTGGTGTGTCGCCATACCAAGGATAGCCAGAGGGTCGGGAAATGTTGCCACCACCGATAGGGATAGCAGACAGTGCCTCACCGACCTCTGTGCCGAATACAGACTTTACGATACGATTAAGGTAGCGTAGAGCCTCAGTGCTTTGGGGTGCTGTAGGAGAGCCACCGGCTGCCACGAGGTTACTCTGGCGAAAAGCGTCATTGATAATCTCAGTAACAGTGGTCATCGTCTATCCTTAAGCTAGGAGAACACCGACAGCGCCGGTGGAAGTGATTTGTCCGCCCTTGACACCAACAAACATCGGCATCTCTAGGTAGTTGTTACCGCCCGTGGCGAGGACTGAGAGGCCCGTAACGATTGCGGTGTAAGTACCGTCTAGGTTAAGGCGTGAAATAGTGATAGAACCGGCAGTGGTGCAAAGGAAGCCACCGACGTAGGAGCTGTCGAACTTTACCGTAGCACCAGCGGTAACTGGAATAGGTTTGTAATGAGTAACCATGTGTCTTCCTTCTGAAAGAAAAATAGGGACGTACTCCAAAGAGCAGAGGTCCCTATCGTATTCAATTAGCCGTTGATACGGACAAGACGACGACGGTCAACGACGTTCGCTTCGAGAGCGATGTCAAACCGTACCCGATGCTCGCCGGTAGCGAACACGGAATCCTGCCACATACGGACACTAACCGGAATCTGCGTCAGCGCCTTACGCGAGGAGACACCCGTTGCTGGCATGATAAGATCAGCCGTGTTAACAACGATTGCACTCTTGTTCGCGAGGAAGCGAGGATGCAGAACCGCACTTGCGGCACCAACAAAGGTAACCACAGCCGTATTAGCCGGAGCAGTCGACACGGTCTGGAAAGGACCAGTCGTGATGATTGCAGGGAAGATACGGAGGTTAGCAACCGAAGCCGTTGCGGTGCTGTCACCGATTACTCGGAACTGCTGCAAGTGGCCGAGCTGCTTCTTGGCACGGGCGTCCCATGCGTAGACGCCAGCGATAGTGAAGACTTCACCATCTTTGACGGTAGCAGTTGCACCGCCCACGTTGACGTTAATCGTCTGCGACATGTACTGACCGGGAGCCGGGGAGATGGCAACCGATTCGTAGGTCACAGGAGCGTCAGTCGTACCAGCAGTCAGGGCACCGGTGATAGTCCGGGTACCTACAGTAAAGGCAGGGAGCTGCTGAGTGAACAGCGTGGGGATACCAGCGACGGAACCCGAGAAGCCCTGACGATACATACCATCACCAAGCGAAGCCAGAGAGGCGTTGTTGGTGCTGTCGATGATCTGCGAGCCGAGGGCCTGCTTATCACCGTAGGTAAGTACTGCCCGCATATCCATGTCTTCTACGCCTTCGTCTTTCAGACGGGTGTAGCCGGAAGCCACGTCGTCCCATTCGGAAACGGCGGAGTCGCCATCACCAAGCAGGTTGTTCGAGGCCTTAGCTGCGAAGCCAAGGATGTATGCGTCGATGTCGGTAGCAAGGCGGAGGGCAGCCTTCTTAAGCGCCTCAGACTCACGAGCCTCACCGATGTCACGGATTTTCACGAAGTCGCCCCAGCCCATGCTAGAACCAATGACCTGAGTCAGCTTGTACTGCTCAGACCCGAAGGTGCTGTCTTGGACGCCAGACGTCAGATCGTTGACGGTGTTGGTCGAGAACGTGGTAGTGTAGTCAGGAGATACCTGCTCAACAACAGTCAGACCGTTACGGTCATTCATTTCGTTGTCGAACTTCTTCCAAGTCACGAGGTCCTTGGAAACGAGGTTATTTTGAAAGATCGCAGCAAACGAATTAAGAACGAGTTTTGCTTGATCTACAGTCACAGTAGCCATGTGAGACTATCCTTTTATATGAGTTGATGTGCCCCCCCTCATTTCTTCTTAAAGAACATAGCGGAGTAGGCGTCAAGATCATCGGTGTCCGGTGCTACTGTCCCACGACTCACGGAAGAACCTTTGTTCTGGTGAGCAGGGGGTGCAGGTGCCTTGGAAACTTTCAGACCCGGGGTTTTGCTGTTCTTGTCCTTAGCCGCGAACTGGGCTTCGAGACGGCCTAGAGCAACGGTTGCTTTCGCAGCGCCGCTGTTGACAATCTTCGAGGCTTCGTCGAGGTTATTGGCAAGGTAATACAGAACATCGGGGCCGTAATCCAAGCTCATGATTGTAGAGGTAAGGTATTCGCCGTACTGTGGAGTCACTCCCGAGAACGAGTCTACAAGTGTTTGACCCTTTTCTTGGAAATCGGGGTAACGCTCCCGTGCGGGCTCCAATTTAGCATTCCACTCAGACTCGAGAGTAGCCCTCTGTTCGTCCTGTTTCCGCTGATTAGCTTCCTGTTCTTCTTGTTCCTTCAGGGTACGCCGCTCATTAGCTAGGGCGAACTTCGTCAGGTCCTTGATGTACTTGGGATCGAACTCACCCAGAGCGTATTTCTCTGAGCCGTCCTCATTCAGATCGTTGGGTTGTGGTTCGGCGTCACCGTCTACAGCCTTGGGCGTAGGGGTTTCGACTTCTTTGTTCTGTTCGAGCCTTGCGGCTAGAGCGGCAAGCTTGTCTTCGAGCTCTTGGGCCCGTCGTTCTGCTGCCTTCTCTTTACCTACTAGCTCGTCGATACGTTCCTGAAAACGATTCTTCTTAGGCTTAGGACTGTCGTCCTCTGCTTCATCGGTATCATCTTCGTCTTCGTTTGCGAGGGTATCGTCGTCCTCGATGATGGCTTCTTCGCCATCCGAATGAGCATCTTCGTTAGGTGCGTCACTGTCTTCTGGTGCAGGATCGTCGTCACCCTTTGAGCTGGCCTGCTCAGGATCGGGGTTCTTCTGGCCAAAGAAGTCTTCCGAAAAGGCGTCGAGGTCTACGTCAGGAGTAGTGTCGGGGGTTGTGTTTTCAGTACTCATATTAAGGTTTGATCGGTCCTTTAACCGTTTGCGCTACCCAGTTGCGACTTGTCCTGGAGGCGGGCTGCACTTTGGGCCTCCAGAGTCGATTTTTTCGCCTCGAAATCTTTGTCTATTTTATATTCCTGCTGGTCTAGCTGGTCTATATCTTTCGACTTTTCGAGAATCATTTTCATTGCATCCATCTGAAGCTGCTGAGCATCGACTTCATTGTCGGACAGAGCCCGGATGCGTTGTGTCTCACCGTCATACTTGGCCTGTTCAATCTTGGCCATGTCGATGGTTCGGTCTGTCTTGAGTTCTTGGTTCTCAGCCTGAAGCTGCTGCAACGCCATTTGCATCTGCTGCAATTCTTCTGGTGAGATACCGACTCCACCCTCTTCACCTTCTGCAAGGTACTGCGGAGGGATAGTCTTCTTGAGACGTTCGGAAAGCTTGTCAGCACCCGGCCAATCCTGTGCCTTAGCAACCAGATCGCCTGCGATACCCATAAGCTGTGGCCAGACTTGGATGGCATCCATCATAGCCTGAGCCGCTTCTACCCTGCGAGTCGTGTACGAAGTACCGGTCGACAGGGCAACGTCAAACATACCAACAGAAAGATCGATGGCTTCTGGGTTCATAGGATCGTTGAGACGGACGAACTTAACCGTCTCGTCTTCGCCAATCGTACGGGTCACCCGGGTACCGTCATAAATCTGAGGTATCAACTGATTGATGATGTCGCCACCTTCCAGAACAGCCGCGTTTGCGTTGTCGTGGAATGTCAGGTTAGCGACGTCGCCTTCTCGCTGACGAGCCATGATGGCCCGGCCTGAAGTCTCGTTAGAGCGGATACCCAACGAAGCGTCGTGGATACCGGTAACGTCCTTCATATCCTGTGCGTTGGTGGCTGCTTCATTCAGAAGCGAGGCCTCTACAGGCGGAGGAGGAATAAGAGTAGGGGGAGCTTCTGCACCGTCGTTGTAGACGATGAGAGGATCGCGGGAAAGATGAGCCTTGCGGAACGCTTCTTCGCGTCCTTCGACTGCCGACTCAGGTGCAATCCACTTAGCCTTAGGAGCGTAGCCGAGCTGTTCAGCAGCAACGGAACGCCAGAAGTTCTTAAGCCGGATGGCATCTTTCATGAAACGCACCATGCCGTAACGGACACGACGTCCGCCAACATTGGTGACACGACCACTCATACGTACGATGGGCGGGCGGTTCAGTCGGTATTCGTAGGGCCCAGAAAGAATGCTGAACCCGGTAACCAAGTGCATCTGTGCATAAGAACACCATGCCAGCTTAGTCTTTACTGGGTACCCATTCGCCAGGATTACGTCGTCTTGATTCTCGTCATTGATTTCGAAAATCTTGCCATTCTCAAACAGAGCCATGACACGCTGACGTTCAACCATTCTCCAGTATTCAGTGACACGGTAGGAGTCGTCGTCGATCCAACCATTCACCATCATGTCGTTACGCATCGAGTCCATGGAGGACGGGTCAGCCTGAGGGAACTTGTTCTTAAACTCCCGCTTAGGCATCCGGTCATCAACAAAGACACGCTTGGCGTCTCGACCTGTGGGGTCTACCGAGAACCTATCCCATACAACAGACAAGGCGTCTTCGATGGGGCGGATAAAGATGTCCTGATCGAACACGTCATCTCGGGAGTACTCTACGGCTACACGGTATGCACCGTCACCGCACTGGACAAGGCTTTCGAAGGCGCTGTCGTAGACTCGGTCTGCCCGAGACTGCATTTCGATTCCGCGTATCAGGTCGCCTCTAACCGAGGCAATATCGACATCCTCGTTGTTAGACGGGACGACCTTGATAGCCTTACGAGACTCACGCCAGTCACCGACTAGCTGAGCTGTAAACTGGGGAATGTTATTGATCACGAGACAAGGCAGACCCTTACGCTGCTCGAGGACCACTGGGTCCCACTGCTCACCGGCGGTGAACTTCTTGTCATCTATTGCTTGTTCGCGGTTGGTACGGTCGAACTCGATGTCCGCCTCGTACTGTTTCCGCATATCTTCTAGGAAAGCCTCCTGAGATTCGAAACCCTCAGGCGTGTAGTCAGCGGCTGTTACACCCTCTACAGTGAGAACTTGGATTTCTCCGCCTTCTTCTCTTTCTTTAGGTTTCTCTTTAGTCTCGGCCATATTTATCCTGACATCCATGAATTAGGGTTGCTGTCGTAGACGGAACCGGGGTTCCAGTCCGAGGCTGCGTCGCCGGGTGCAGCGCCTTTATTAGTTACTCTACGTCGTCCGGCTATTTTTTCGAACACTTCAGATAGGCCCCATACAAGAGCATCGACCCGGTCAGGAGAACCAGTGCTGGCGTTCCGTACGTTGTCGATGGAGAACTCACACATCTGGTCTTCTAGCTTGTCGAAGATACCGACGTGGTGGATTCGTCCTTGCTCGTAGAGGGCTGAGATTGGCTCTGCTCGAACAACTTTGCCGCGGCTAGCATGTACGAGTTTAACTGGTACAGAACGATCAACTGATCTAAGAACAGAGGAAACCATTTCGCCCCCCTGATTCTTCTCTGCAACAATCTTATCTGCCGACCATTTACGGTACATGTGAATCGCCTTCTTAGCCCACTCCTCCGGCGTCCCGCGTAGGGAAGCGTCTTCGAGGATGTAGCCGCGGGCGTAGCCGTCCTTGTCTCGGGCGAGACCAACAACAACGATACCGTTCTCGTCTGATCCTTCGTTGGAAGAGGCGGCTGGATCGACTGCAACGAGGACTCGTTCCATATCGACTGGGGCTTCCTTGACACGATTGTCGTCAATCGCTTCTCGAGTCCAGAGCGCACCCGGGATGTCGCCGAGGATTTCGCCTTCGAGTTCTTGGCGGCCCAGACGGGTACCTTCGTAGCGGTCATACATCTGCTCAACAGCAGAACGAGCAAGGTTAGCGAGATTGTCTTTAGTCGCACCTCGTGTAATCCTTGTGTGAGGGGAGGCCGCCAGAGCCTTGATTACTTTCTTAGGCTGAGGAGTAGTAGTGACTAGGGCTCTAGGGCTGTCGCCCAATCGGAGCCCGAAGACTACCTGATCCCAGAGTGCTTCACCGTACCGGAACTTAGCCAATTCGTCCACCCAAGCGAAGTGATGCTGTGGGCCACGGAGCTGGTCAGGTTCTGTCGCGTTATAAGTCCATGCCTTGCTACCGTTCGGCCACGTCAAGCAGCGGTTGGTGGGAGACCATGAGTCTTCGGAGAGAGTAGGATCAACAGAGAGAAGGCCGGAGTCACCCTTAATGATGACGTCGCGGGCATCGGCTGCTGTCTCGGCCACTAGGGCTATACGACAACCGGGATGCTTATGTGCTAAGTCACGGACCCACTCAGAACCGGTCCGGGTCTTACCCCAACCACGTCCTGCAAGGATCATCCATACGAACCAGTCGTCACCTTCCGGTGCTATCTGGTCGGGACGAGCCCAGAACTTCCAGTCCCACTTAAGCTTTGCCATTTCCTGTGGCGTCAGGGAACTTAACAACTTCTCCCTCTCCGCTTCGTCGAGCGAGGCGAGATAGCTGGCTGGTGAAATCTGCTGCATTCTTTTCTGCTTTCTGTTCCATCTCAATGGCACCACCATCAGGACCTGAAATCTCTTGGCGGTCACGATAGAGGCCGAGATGCTTGCCGAGGAGTTCCAGGCCCCTCAAAGCAGCCGAAGGGTTGCCGTTTTCTGTCTGCTCTACGATATTTACGAGTTTGGTTAGGACGTAGTCAGCCGTGAGTTCCATCCTGTCGCGCCGCTTCTCCATGTGTTTGTCGATGGCGCTCTTGACGAGGGGGTGGCGTAGGAGTTCTGCTCCCATCCGATTCTGGTTGCGTGTCTTATAGCCTGCACGGAGGACAGCCTCCGAGGCGTTGAGGTCAATGAGGTATTCTTCTACAAACTTTTCCATCTTAGGGGAGAGCTTGGAGCCCTTACCCGAAGAAGGCGGCTCTTGACCGGGTTGTATGTATGCCATAGGTTCCTCTTAGGGTGCTGAAGTTCGGATGACGACTGTACGGATACCATAGATGTCCATGGCTGCCGAAGGGTTCACCACGATCTGACCGCCGTTGGCTTCCCAGGTGTCCAAGGTGTAGACACCGAACGAGAACGAGAAAGGTCTTGCGACATTCTGTCCTTTAGGGAAGGCGATGTTCTGCGGGTAGATTCTACCGATTGCACCACCGATATCAATGGCGAGATCGAGGTATGTGACGGCTGCTGTGGTAGGTTTCGCCGTCATTTCGATTGTGAGGACGAGGGAGTCACCCGTCCGTCCTAGGATTTTGTTACCCGAGAAGAGGGTACCGATGTCAGGTTCGTAGGCGCGTGGGCCTCCGACTGCGTTGTTGGGCAGGTCCGTCCAGACTGTTGTGGCGGGCTGGAAAGGAGAGCCTTCTGTGTACTCTCTGTCTGCGTAATCGCCCCAGCCATTCCATCCGCGGAGTTCTGAGAGCGTGGCTGAGCCAAGTGATCCACCGGCTCCGTTGGAGTCCCGGGATACTAAGATTTTATCGTAACTATCAACTGCCATTTTTATATATCCCTTTACCTTCTACCACTATTATAACAGTTTTGACACGAGATGTCAACAGAAAAGTGAATCAACATAAAAAAAAGATGGTTTCTGAGGGGGATTGCAAAAAGTTCTTGACTTTTGTAATTATTCCTCTATAATATCTCTTTATAAGAGTTATAGATAAGAGATATATAAAAGAGATATAGTAAGAGAGTTATCTCTAAGAGGTATCTCTAAGAGAGGGAGGGGGCGGGAAGATTCTACGCAGGGTCTGTTGGACGGGGGGGCGACGGTAGGAGCCCTTCTTCCTTGTCAATACACCCCCTAGAATCGCCAGGAAGGTACCTTAGAGCTCGAAGAGGATGGTTTAAGCTACCCATGTAGCGGAGGGGTTCCTAAACGCCCTGTAGCATGCCTTAAAATCCATGAAGGAAGTGGGGTTTGATTTTTTTTTATAAAATAGAGCAGGTCGACTGAACCGCTCCCACCACGCGGGCGCGTTCCACCTCCCCCCCATGCCCCCAAGAACAAATCGGGAACAAATAAAATCGGACATTTCGAGAACAGACCGGGAACAAACATCGAGAAACGATAACATACACTCCATTCACCGCTGGATTAGCACGGTTCACCGCACAAACCGAAGAAATGCAGAGGAACAAACAGAGAACATATAGGCAACATCGCCCTCCTTGCCGGAACATCACGAGAACATTCGACATAACCTGTTGAAACTAAAGGGATTTGACATACCGGACAGCCTCCCCTAGAACTTAAGGGGTCAGCGGGACACGGCCTTGGATTAGGTTTCTCCCCTGCTGATGCGATTTACGTCTTGACTAGTCATACGGCTTGTTTTAGACGGTCGGTAATACATCACTGGACCTCTAGCCGGTCAGGCCACCTCTTGGGGCGTGCCTTCTAAAAGAAACGGCGACGACTATTCGTGACGGGATAGTGCGGGGATTGAAAGATTGTGTCTTATGACACTCCAGATTTACGGGTGGAGCAAGTGTCGCTCTGGAGCGTAACGACTGGCAGATATGCCCCTTGCGGGGATGTATGCGAAGAGCATAGGGTGGCGCCTATCTTAAGACCGGTCAATTCGTATCCAACACACTTCCGCAGTAGGGCTTAGCACGCCTGTCAACCGGATTTAGTCGTGCGGGTTAGGGGTATCGTCCTCTAAGGCTTTTAAGCGCCTGAGCATGACACAACGCAAGGTGGATTGTTCTAACCGACAATGCCTCTAGCGGACCCATCTGGGCCTACTAGAGTTTACGATAGGCCGGACTAAGCCTTGCCGTCTGGGGGTCAGAGCCCAGACGTTAAAACCTAGCAAGTATTGAGGCTTCTCTAGGCGTTACCTAGAGAGGCTTTTACTATGTCAGACAATGAAACAACGGCGGTATGGGATGGAGACATTCTAATGGTTCGCTGGTATGGTTCCAAAACGGCTGATGAAGCCGGATATTGGTTGCCGAATTCTAACAGATTCTGTTACGACGGATACGACGATACCTATCGCTTCGCAGTCGAGGGCAACATAAAGCCGGACGCTGCGACGATGCTTTCCGCAATGGTGGCACACCAGAACGGATACTAAATGGTGCGGTGGAGCAATCCACCCGCCTAGTGAAGCCTCAATAGCTTGCTATGGATAAGCCTAGAGGGACAACCAAAGGAATTTCCTATGTCCCGAATCAATACCTCTCGCTCTGTCCAACCCGCAATCAACATGAATATGCCTGTTGGACGGCCTGTCAAACTGACAGCGACGCAGACCGAATTGAAGCAGATTAACGAGGCAATCATTGCCTTGTCGCAAGCCAAGGGCGCTCGCTCGGAAAGTGAATTGCTCGCAGCGGTAACGGAAGCCTTCCGGTTGACCCGTAACATATCCCGCTCGCGAATCTTGTAATCTTGTAATCTTGTAACCTCCAACATAACCTCCTACCAAACCCAATCAAGGACCACCTTCTAGGCTTATCCCTAGCAAGTCTGCTAGGCCAATGGATAACCTCAGAAGGATTACCACTCACTATGACTACTCTCAAGCAAATCGACGGCGCAATCGCTAAGTTCGCAACCTCGGCTGCGGCCCTTAACGTGCAGTGCCATGAAGTCGCTATGATGATTTTCCGTCACGCCGCCCCTAAGGAAGTCGGGGAGGATTGCGAAGGAACGGGTGATTGCACTCGAGCCGTGAAACTGGTTCGGGCCATGCCCGCATCATTCCGCCGGACCATGATGATTGACTGGTTCAGCAAGAATAGCCCTATCCGTATCAAGCTGTCGGATAATGGCGATAAGTGTCAGTATGACCCGAAGTATTCCAAAATGACAGCCGAAGAAAAGCTGGCCTGTTGGAACCTCGAAAATGCCAACACCGAGCCCTTCTATGAATTGGCCGAAAAGACACCCGAAGAAAAGCCCTTCGACTTGGCAGCAATGCTGAAATTCGTCGAGAGCCTCGGCAAGCGGGTGGAGAAGCAAATCGAGAAGGGCGCTGTCCCTGCGGCTGATATTGCGACCGCATGGGCGTTGCAGGCCAAGCTGGCCGCGTTGAAGGTGGTTCCAGTAAAGCCTAAGGCGGATAACGACCCTGCTGGCGAAGTCGTGAACAACGACCTTGACGAAGTGAAAGTCGCGTAAACCCCTCGACGAACGACCTAGGCAAGTCGTAAAACTGCCCTTAATTCAGGAGGTAAAAGTTACGATGCGTCTGATTGAAACAATCCGCAACGACTTGCTCAAAGTCCAAACCGAAATAAACATCGTGGAGCGTAGGAAGAAATTCCTCATCGCTGAACTCGAAGAAGCAAGAAAGGCAATGTCATGAAGTGGACCAATGTGATATCTTTCACCCTGTTGGTGGCTTCCGCAGCCACAATTGCGGCGATGCCAATCATCGCCTTTGAACACACCGAGCCCCACCCAGAACCAGACCTAACCGGCCCGACACTTCCGTCTCAATATACTGACGGCTCGACTGGTCGTGAGTGGAAGCAAGGCGAGGGGTTTATCCCTGAAAATCATAGGCTTATCGGGATAGGTTGCGGTTCCGATAGGCTGACCTATACGGCACAGGAGGAGGACGAATTCCCTGCTCCTTGTTATGCCGTTGGGACGCCCGACAACCTCTGCCCGTCATACGATGGGGGTTATCCGCCGGACCTGCCGGAATGTGTCGCCTATTTGGGGGACGGATGGTGAGCCACTAATCTCACCACTTACCACTTACCACTAGGCATGGCTTAGATGGGCGCAAAGCGAGGTCGGGTAACACCTCTGGCAGTAGGGCAGGCTGGGCACTAAGCCTACTTGCAAGCATCCTGCACGAAATCAGAGGCCGACACGGCATAGACCCCTTACCCTCCGTGAGCGTAAGTTCGTAGGTCGATCACTCGCCTTGCGTCCTTCTAAGCCATGTCTTCAATTCGTAGTCAGTCCCCAGCGGGCAACCCGAAACCCCTTTCTAACGGAGTCATTGCGACAGACGAGAGGTGTAAAGGTTTCGAATTACTACCTCGAAAGGCACGTATTGCCAGTCTATAAACGGATGGTGCCGAATGCACGAGATAAGGAAGTATCGGTTGAGGGGGTGCAACTCCCCTTACTGACGCCAATAGAAAGGATTAGGCATGACAAGAGTTACGGAGGTTACAGGTAAAGTCCTCGCTAAGGCGAAGGCCAGACTTGTCGATATGGGCAAGAACTGGAAGGTAGGAGTCACCAAGGGCATCGCATGGGACATGGAAGGAAGTGCCATTGGTGGCAACGGCTACACCGCCTGCCATGCTTGGTTGACGCACATGTTCAACGCCCACTGTTGGGGCAAGAGGTTGGTGTATAATTCCCACAGTGAGCCGCCATATAAGAAGGATGCCATAAATTTCCTCACCCTGTCTTGCCACTCCAAGGTGCGTAGCAAGGGCATTTGCTCTGTAGAAGCGCATGAAGCCATAATCCTCTGGATGGCGTCGGAGGACTGCCCCTTCCATCAGCACATCATCAACAGGGACGACAAAGAGTCGTTGCTGAATGGTGGTGTCATCATCCTCTGCGGGCCGGACGGGGCTACATGCGCTCAGGCCATGTGGATGTGCAAGGTCCTTCGTTATGCCGTAGAAGGCTCTCAGGCGCTGGATACGTGGCTTACCTTGAAAGAGGCGGGCATGGACGCCATTCTTGCCCTGCTTGTCGCCACCTCCGTCAGGACTGTCACAGGTGCCAGATTCGGCTACACCGGACCAGAAGGGCATAGCACAGTCTTTTCCCGCGACCAAGACCTGCCATACCAGCCGGAGGCGCTGCTTCTTCGGAGAATCAACCAAGGGGCGTCCCAGACTGCCGACGTCTTCTGTCGCAAGGGTTTCGAGAAGACCACGAAGACCCCTTTCATGGGCTTCTGCAAGTCAGTCCCCGTTGACGACGGCTGGGGGGGCAAGATTTCTACCCAAGCCGCCACTAAGGCCGAGTTCATCAGACAGGCTATGGCATGGGAGGCGGAGCTTCGCCTAAAACTGGTTAAGAAAGGTATTGACGAAGAGCGAGCAGTAGTCAGGAAGAAAAAACCGAAGCGGCCAGTAAAACCGGCCCGTGACGCAGTATTCCTCGAAGTAGATATGTAAGGAACAAGTAATGACCGATACAGACAAAGAAAAGAAAGCCAATGACCGCAAGATGCGTCAGGTCTACGACCTCCGCGTATTCGTAGTCGGTGGTGGCTTCCAATACATCCAGATGTTCGAAGCAGCGGGCTTCAAGGGCGCTCGCTCCGTCAACGATGCAGACTTTATCTGTTTCACCGGTGGTGCCGACGTCGACCCTGCTCTTTATGGCGAAAAGGCCATTCCGGGCACGCACTATGACCGCAACCGGGACAATCGTGAGGCCGTCATCTACTCCGATGCCTTGGCTCTCGGTAAACCCATGACGGGCATCTGTCGCGGCTCGCAGTTCCTCACTGTCATGAATGGCGGCAAGCTCTGGCAGGACGTGAACAACCATGCCGTCCATCAGGGACACTCCGTCATGAACCTGAAGAATGGTGAAGTCATTGAAAACATGACCTCGACCCATCACCAGCAGATGATACCGGCTAAAGGTGCCGAAGTCCTCGCTATGGCGTCTCTCACGACGTATAAGAAGCGTGACGGCGACGAGATGCACCGCGAAAAGCCAGACCTCGATGATGTCGAAGTCGTTTGGTATCCTAAGACCCAGTCGCTGTGCTTCCAGCCCCACCCCGAGTTCGCAGAGGGTGAATGCCGCGACTACTTCCTCAACCTCGTGGATGAGTATATTCTGCCCGGTTGCTGACGATTTCCCTTGACAGATTAGAAAAGTCTGGTATAATAGTCTTAAGGACCAAGGGTTGAACACCCATAAAAAGGAACCGAATAATGTGTGGACTAGTTGGAATATATTCCTCAAACATGACGATGAAGCACAAGGATGCCTTGACTTCTTTGTTGTATCTTGACACATGGCGTGGCCGTGACAGCACCGGTGTCGCTGCTCTCCGTCAGAACGCCGACACAGATACCATCAAGCGGACTGTCCCCGGTTATGAGTTCGTTGAAGGCCCCGCCCTTAACAATCATCTGAAGTTGAATGACTTCTGTTGGATTGGGCATAATCGTGCCGGAACAATCGGCAAGAACATCAAGAGCAACGCCCACCCGTTCGAGATTCTTGACGAAGACGAGACTTGTCTGCTTGTTGGTGCCCATAACGGCACGTTGAAGAACAAGCATGTCCTCGACGACCACGCTGCCTTCGGCACGGACTCCGAGGCTCTCTTCCACAACATCGCCCACAACGGGCTGAAGAAGACCCTCGCCAAGACTGAAGGTGCTTGGGCGTTGACCTACTACGACCACATCGAGGAGGAGTTGTGCCTCATCCGCAACGAAGAGCGCCCTCTCTGTTACATGTGGGAGAAGGGACGCAAGACACTAATCTGGGCCTCTGAGGCTTGGATGCTGCGTATTGTGGCTGGCCGACACGGTATCGAGATTGAGGAGGATAACATCTACAGTATCCCTGTTGATACTCTCTTCAAGTTCCCTGTCCCCCTCAAGATGAACGACGAGATTACCGTGGTTAAGGAAGGAGGTGTGACCGGGAAAGCCCCTGCTTTTTTTCCCGTTGGACAGAGAGCGACTGGTACAACAACAGGTCAAGGGGCTCAGCAACAGACAACGCAAACGTCAGGCCCGTCAGGCCCGGCTCAAACTCAGGGGCAGCTACCGGTAAAGGCGAGGGCGGCGGTGCAGGCGGCACAAGCGGCAGCGCGAGCGATTTCGAATCCGGCATCTGGGACAGTAGGACCAATGCCTTCCGTGAAGCTACTCCCGACGAGCGCCGCGACATCGAATACACCAGAAGGCT